CTGGTGTCCATGCCAACTGCAGCCACAACGAGGAGGCAGCTTTGCGCCTGCGCTCCTTGGCCGAATTACCCTATGGTCTTGATTATGACGTTGGCGAGTGGTCGGGGGGCGTTTTCAACCGCCTCGCACGTATCGCCAGAGCCTATGACGGCCGTAGATGGTCTCTGGTTGAGACGGCGCTTTCTTATAGTGGTAGTATGCGTCGTCGCTATCTTGCTGCTGAGGAGTCACTCCGGGTTGACGGCTCGTTGCGTAAATCCGATTGGAAATTGAGTGCTTTTCTGAAAGCTGAGAAGCTTGGAGCTGCCAAGTGTTCCAAACCTAGGATGATCTTTCCCAGATCACCCAGATACAACTTGGTCCTGGCTTCTTGGTTGAAACCGTTCGAGCATTGGTTGTGGGGATACCTGTGCGGTAGGCGGTTGTGGCAGGGTGGTGGTAATACCAGGGTTGTGGCTAAGGGTCTAAACCCACGCCAGCGAGCGAATCTCATCAGGCGAAAGCTTGGTGAGTTCACGGATGGGGTTTGTTTTGAGGTTGACGGAAAGGCGTTCGAGGCTCATGTGACCTCTGCGCAGATTGAGCTGGAACACGCCGTGTACAAGGCGGCTTACCCTCGTGACGCAAGCCTGGCCCGGGTCTTGGCCATGCAGAAGTTCGAAGGTAGGACGTCGGGAGGCATAAGGTTTTCCAGGCCGGGTGGCAGGGCCAGTGGTGATTTCAACACGGGCATGGGTAACACGCTCATCATGCTCGCTGTTTGTGTTGGAGTTCTTTCGACCTTCAGTGTTCGTTTTGATCTGTTGGTTGATGGTGACAATGCACTGGTCTTCCTGGAGCGTGGCCCCTCGGCCTTTGTTGTGGAACGTTTTGCCGGTCGTGTTCTGGCCGATTGTGGCCAGGAGTTCATACTTGAACGTGAGGTTTCTGTTCTCGAGCAGATTCGATTTGGCAGGTCTGCCCCTTTGTGGGCTGGCCGTCGAGTCGGATGGACCATGGTGCGGGAGCCTTGGTCAGTGTTGTCCGGAGCCTGGGCCTCTCATCGGTGGTTGCGAGAGCCTCGTTTCGCGCGTCGGTGGTGTAGTGGTGTTGCGCGCTGCGAGCTCTCGTTGTCCCGTGGGGTTCCTGTTCTCCAGGCAGCTGCTTGCTCGGTGCTCGATCAGACTGCTGATGTGAAGAGGGTGCCAGTTGAAGCCCTCTCCGATTACTTTGTCGTCGGCGCTTGGTTGGCGGGGTGGGAAGATGTCGTCCCTGTCGAGCGGGAGACCCGGGTTAGTTTTGAACGTGCATTTGGGTTGTCTGCAGAGGAGCAGGTTGTCTGGGAGGCACACGTGGCGACTGTGTCTCTTGGGCACCCGCAGGGGGTCATACCCCTGCCTTGTGCTTGTGAGTGGACCAATGCCGAACCGGGTCTCTTCGAGGCGTACAAGGACGCCCACATCTGAGGGATATGGTTGTGTGGTCGTGTAAGTCTTTGGCTAGAGCCTCTCACCTGCCCCGGAGAGATTGAAAGCCTAGGCCGTGGATCCGTGGGCGTTTGGGGCGGCTAGAGCCTCTGCTGCGTGGGGTGTACACTTCGCCTTCGGGCTAGAGCCAATGCACCTGCAGTACACTTCGCCAAACTTAACCCACGGTGAAGTACGGGCCGAGTAGTGGCTCCACACGGCGTTAGGCGTAGGGCCGAGTCGTGTGTCCGCTGCATGGTTAGTAGCTAACCCGGGCTTCGTGGTGACACTTCGCCCTTCCAGCGGTACCATCTCGTGTCATGGGAGACCGCACACTATTTTTCCTGCGTTATGCGGTGTCGTACACACCGCACCCGTTGGTGGTTATCGTTGCCACACCATCGGGCTATAAGGCGACGGGCCCAGACGAGTCTTTCGTCCGCACCAGGGGGCGTCTCCAGGTCTGAAGGTGGGTTTTTCCCACCATTGGCCGAGGCTTGGAGGAGGTGGTGGTTACACCGTAGTTGGAG